AAAAGAACAGAATCGGGTTTATATGAATTACAATATCTTAAATTATTAGAAATTGAACAAAGAGCACACGGCAGACCAATAGTATATTATATACGAGAATTTACACCAGAAAAAATTGTATTATCTGTAGTTAAACATCAAAATAAAGTAGAAACAATAGAAGAAATGCCTAATCAATTAGGTAAAGTACCTGCTGTATTTGTATATGCAAATAGATCACCAGTTAGAGGAATAGGTGTTAGTGATATAGGAGATATTGCTGATATGTCTTTGGCTATAACCAATGAGTGGTCAGAGTGTGAACAATTGATTAGATTAACAAATCACCCAAGCCTAGTTGTTACTCCAGAAGTAGATGCGGCGGCTGGTGCAGGTGCAATTATAAAAATTCCAAATGAAACAGATGCAGGATTAAAACCTTATTTGTTGCAACCAGGTGGACAAAGTATTGATGGCTTATTAAAAAGTATTTCTCAAAAAATAGAAGCCATTGATAGAATGGCTCACTTAGGTGCCATTAGAGCAATTGAAACTAGACAGATGTCTGGTGTTGCTATGCAATCAGAATGGTTGCTTTTGGATTCTAAGCTATGTGAAAAAGCAAAAAACTTACAACTTGCAGAAGAAAATATTTGGAGATTGTTTGCGGCATGGATTGGTGATGCATTCGATGGCGAAATAAAATATCCTATGGCATTCCATATTAGAGATAAAAACTTAGATATGGATATCCTTAAGAAAGTTTCAGAAACTGCTAAAAATATGGCAGTAGCGGATCCAGAAACTAAAAGAATAATAAATTATAAAATTAAAGAATTATTGGCTAAAGACGAAGAAGAATATGCAGAAATGCAGTCAACTCAATTAAATCCCGAAATGCCACATCATCCAATGGCTAATAAAGATAGTTTAGTTGGACATATGAGAGAAATGATTGAACAAGGTTTAACAGATGAACAAATTAAACAACTTCATCCAGAACTGGATAAATTCTTTAGCCATGATGACACACAAAAACCACAACCACAAAATTAAAAGTCTTAAAATCAGAATCTATAATATAGAACGACTTCTTGACAGAATGACAAAACGATCAAAACGTCAGGTGAAGGATCTTATAAGATCCTGGGTGGATTGGTGGGCAAATATAGGAAAGGAGAAAATAATGCCAAAAGGTAAAAAGAAAAAAAATAAAAAGAAAAATAAGAAAAAAGCAAAAAATAAAAAGAAAAAAAGATAAGGAAAATAATTAATGCCGTATAAAAGTAAGAAACAACAAAAGGCTTACAAAGCATCTGGTGGTTGGAAGAAATCTAAACCTACTGGAAAAGGTAAGTCTTATACAAAGAAAAAGAAAAAAGGTTATTAATTGATTAACTTTTTTTTATTTGTATTTTTGATGATATATCTAAATTATATAATATATAAGTGGATTGAGGATAATTTTTAATTTATGATGTTAATAGAGGTAGATCTAGATGGCAGGTTTCAAAAAAAGCAAAGGGCCAAAAGTCCTACACAGAAAATACTTCTACAAAGGGAGGGAATACAAACCTTGTCAGGTTGTTTGTAGTAAAGTAATGGGTCGCGGTTATAAAAAAATAATGAGTGCTAATTGTGTTGAAGATGGTAGTCTTATATTAAACCAAAACGGAAGACCTATGCCTTGGGCACATATACAATGGGATTAACAAATGCCATATAAAGGAAAACTAGACGGCAAAGCAATTGAAACTTCTGTAAGCATAGCATTAGAAAATGCTTTTAATGAATACATAGAATTAAACAGAAGAACAATTGATTGGCAGTCACAATTAAGTGCTTTTAAGGCAAGAAAAGTTTTACAAAAAATAAAAGATTTAGCACATAGAAGAAAACTTGAATTACTAACTTTGTATTCTATCGATCCAAAAAGATTAAAAAAAATTCAATAATATATTCATACGTACATAACGACTTAAATATAATAATAAATAACAATAACTCAAACAATAGGAGGAACTGAAATGGAACAGTCAAACAACCCAGAAGTCCAAACTGCAAAGACTATTGAGAACAATGCAGTCGACTCTAAAGTTAGTAAGCAATATAGCCAAACTAACAACCAATCTCAAGAAGAGGTATCAACACCGAAAACGTTTACTCAAGACGAGTTTAATGATGCAATGGCATCTGTTCGTAAAAAAACAGAAGCAAGTGTATTAAAAAAATACTCAGGAGTGGATGTTAGCAAGTATCGTGATTTGTTACAAAAGGAAGAAGATAGTATCCTTGAAGAACAGAAAAAACGAGGTGAATTTGAAAAGATTCTAAAGGACACTGCTGAAAAGAAAGACCAAAGAATTAATCAATTACACAATCAGTTAAATTCAATTAAAGTTGATGATGCTATTATTTCATCCTCAGCCAAATACAANGCCATTTCGCCTGCACAAATATCGCAGTTGATAAAAAGCCAAGTTAGATTGAATGAAGCTGGAGATGTTGAAGTTGTGGATAAGAATGGAACTCCACGCTATGCTGAATCTGGAGAATTATTAACGGTTGATAATTTGGTTAAGGAATTCTTAGATAGTAATCCGCACTTTATAAGTGCAGGCCCATCAGGTAGCGGAGCAAAATCAAATACACAAACAGAAGGCATCAATACTGTTGATATAACATCTTTAGACATGAATAAGCCTGAAGATAGAAAAATCTATGCCGAGTATAGAAAAAAACAAGGTATAGTTAATTAACAACAATAAACAAGGAGAACCAATACAATGGCTCTAACAAACACATCAACACTTGACGATTTAATTCCGGCAATTACGGCTGAAGCGTTATTTGTTGCCTCTGAAAAATCTCTAATGAGAGGTTTAGTAAGAAACTACACTATGGCTCCAGGTACAGGTACAACTGTAACTGTTCCCATATATCCAAACCAAACAGCGACGGCTTTAACAGAAGCAACGGCTCCGGCTGCAACAGCGGTTACAACTAGCGGCGTTACTTTTACAGTATCAGAAGTTGGTTTAAGAGCAACTATTTCAGATCTTTCAATTAAAGCATCAGCATCTAATGTTGTTGCAGACATCGGAAGATTGTTTGGTGAAGCAATTGCAAGAAAGCAAGACTCTGACATGATGGCGGCGTTTAATACGTTTTCATCTCAAGTAGGTGGCGCAGGAACTGGCGGTGGTGACACAGCGGCTACGGCGGCTTTACTTTTTCAAGCAATAGCTAAATTAAGATCAAACGGTTACGACACATCAAGTGATTGTGCAATCGTTCTACACCCTAACGTGGCGTATGACGTTGCATCAACAATCACATCTACTTTTGCGGCTCCGGCTTCTCAAATAGGTAATGATGCAATGAAAAACGGTTTGATGGGAACTATCGGCGGAGTTCCAGTATACCAATCATCTCTAGTTAATTCTGCAGATGGTTCAACCACAGGTGACTATGGTTGCGGAATCTTCCACAAGGATGCAATTGGAATTGCAATAATGCAAGATATCAAAATAGAAACACAGCGTGAAGCTACGTTAAGAGGTTTTGATATTGTAGGATCTGCTATCTACGGTACTGGCGAATTATACGATAGTGCTGGAGTAAGAGGTCACTTCGATTCATCTATTGAGTAGTTTTAACAACTAAGAAAGGGATAACCTTTCGCTCAAATACATTTAAAGGCCCTGTAGAAATATGGGGCCTTTTTTATTAGTGTATTACACATTATAATATTCAATAAATAATATTACAGCAAGAAGGACTTGCACATCACTTTATTAGGAGGACTTTAAGTGGCTAACTTTACAACTGATTCAGATTTAGAACAATACGAACCTGACATCAAAAATTATGGAATCCAAGATTTTTCGGATCTCCATGCATTATCAACCGCAGATATTAAAAGAGATATTGAAATAGAATGGTGGCCTAGAGCAACCTACGGACGTTATAATACTTTGGTAGGAACTACAACAAGTTTCGAAGATAGCTTATTACAAGATAGCCAATGGACAAGAGCGGCTGTATTTCATGTATTAGGCTTCTATGTTTATCCACGTCTTTCTACATTTGATCCAAATGGCGATGTATTCAGAGAAAAAATGGCTTATTATAGACAAGAATACAGAAATGAATTTGACAAAATATTAAGATTAGGAGTCAAGTACGATTTTGATAGCAGTGGGACGATTACAACATCAGAGAAAAAACCTACACACTTCAATCGTCTTGTAAGATAATAACAAGATATGAGTGCTAGAGAAAACATAGCTAAAGATATTGTTGAACAATTACAAAATATGAGTAACCCAGCACCCGCTTTGGTTACAAGAGAGTTTTTTGAATTTGACAAATTAGCAATTACACAGTTTCCTGCTATATTAGTTGTTAGTGCTAATGAAGAAAGAGAAGATATTAGTTTAACTGAAAGACAAGCAGTACAACAAGTTGAATTACGTTGTTTTGTTCGTGGAACACAATTAGATACTTTAAGAAATAATGTAATTGAAC